CGCTTGCCTCCCTGGGCCGAGCCGTAGGAGGGCTTATCCACTGGCTCGCCGGAGGAAATAAGGGCGGTTACCGCAATAAAGTTATCCGCTCCCCCGTACTCGGAGGTCATGTGGATGTCGGGGCCCTTATCCCAGGCGTAGCCCATCGCCCTCCAGGGCGTGCCGGAGCGCATTACCCCACCCACCTTGAGCAGCGGGCAGGCCGAGCCGTCCGGGTTCCACATGCCGCCGTTGAGCACATAGTCCGCGCCGGTCTCGCTCTTGACCTGAGCGAGCGTCTTGCGGCAGTTGGTGATCCGCAGCTCCATCCGCTCCACGGACGAGAGCGGGATGTATGTAATGAGCTTACTCATTTGATTCACATCCTTTTATCCAGCGATCCCGCTGTTGATTACTGTTCCGGGGCCAGTAGCCCGGCCAGCTCCTGGTACTCCTCCGGGGTGAGCCGGTCGGCGGCGAGATAGACATCCATCTTGTCCTGGAGGCCGTCGGTTCGGTTCTTCTGGATGAGCAGTTTGCAAAGGTTGTATACAGTTGTCATGGCATTCTCCTTTCTCAGTTAGCGGTCAGCTCCAGCATACAAAGCCGCTCCTCATGGTCGGCCAGCATGTCCAGAGTGATGTCCTCTGCCGAGGGCGATTCCGGCCCCGACGGTCTTGTGTCCGGGGCGGCCTGTCCTGTTTCGGGATTGTAGCGCCACCCCTGCTCCACATTGTCCTGTACCTCTACACAGCGTCGTGCAAATGCCTCGCTATACCACTTCTCTGGCGGGAGTGCATACTCCGGGATGATTTCGCGGACAGTGTTATCCTCATTTAAATAGACTGTTTTCATTAAAATCACTCCCTACCGTAAATCGCCACATATCCATCGCCGCCTTTGCCACCTATGCCGCTGGGCTTATACTCGCTGGAACGAAAAGTCCATCCCGCTCCACCACCTCCTCCGCCACCACCGCGGGTACCGTTTTTACCCATTATTGCATTGCTCTGGCCGGTAGCTCCAGCGCCACCATTACCGGCTCCACCGTCACCGCCATTTCCGCCGGGAGTTGGCGGATCATTAAGACTAGGATTGCCCCCTCCGCCACCTCCGCCACCGAAAGGTTTAAACCCAACAATAGAAATAATAGGCCCGGCATTGCCATCGCCATCGCCATTGTTATTATGGCTACCACCACTACCACCTATCATGAGCCAACCAGGAACAATCTCATTGGGGGCGTAGCCACCACCCATGCCACCAAGATTGGCTATTCCACCACTGCCACCAGGTACGGTAATACCAAAAGCGCTACTGCTCCCACCAGCGGAGCCATTATTAGTGACGGACGGTCCCAAAGAAGAGACTGCACCAGCTCCACCAGTTCCAACAACAATATTATTGTTTTGAATTGTACTGCTATCCAAAACATGGAAACACGCTACGGCCCCACCCCCGCCGCCACCTCCACCGCGCTCTCCACTCGAACCTCCGCCTCCTCCAGCACCAACCACAACCACAAAAACATCTGTATATTTGCGGTCGAACGTATGGGTGTAGCTCCCTGGTGATGTGTATTCCTTTATCAGTTTATAGCCAAGCTTCTGTTTGAGAGTCTGGTCAACATGCTCGTCCACATAGCTCTTGTGGGCGGCGTCTGTTAGGTCAGTAGGAGCGGCCAGATTGGCTATCTTGTGACCACTCATGCTAATTGCCCCGGACATGACTCCACCGGAACTTGCAAGAGCCCCCACCTGCTCCGCCGTGACGGCGTGGGGGTTGTCCTTGTTCCCGGTGTGGGCGGTCAGGGCCTTCTGCACCGCCTCCGCGCTGCCCGCCGGGTCATAGTTCATCGCCGGAAGCTGTCCGGCGGGCACCTTGCCGTCCTCTCCCAGCGTGGCCACACCGCCCGGCTTGCCCTTCTCGGTGGCCTTGATATATCCGGACAGGTCGATGCCCGCCAGCGCCTCCTCCAGCTCCTCGTGGGTTACCCAGACGCCCGCCGGATACTCCAGCGAGACCTCCACCTCTCCGGTGACGCCGATGGCCACAGGGAAGCGGTGTACGTCCAGGCCCTCGGCGATGGGCGGCACCGGCTGGGCCCGGTCGCCCAGAGCGGCGTAGTAGAGCAGGGTGGGCGCGTCCTCGCCCACCTTGGCCATGACGCCGAACTCGGAGAGCGTGAAGCCCTCCTCCAGCCCGCCACCCATGTCGTTGCGGTACTCCACCAGCATGGAGATCTGCCCGCCGGCCACCGCGGGCGTGGTGCTGGTGGCCTTGGCCACCGGATCGAGCAGGGCGGTGAGGGCCTTGGCGGCCCCGGCGCTCTCCACCGCGCCCTTGCCCACCCACACCTCGGTGAGCGTCAGCCCCTCCCCCGCCGACGCCCGGGCCAGCAGGCCCTCGCCGGCGGTGGTAATGATAAATCCGTACATGCTATTCCTCCTCCATGGGCGGCAGCGTGACCGCCTGAATGCTCCAGAGCCCGCCGCCCACCCGCAGGGCGGCCAGGAGCTGGGCCAGCTCGTAGGTGAACCAGTAATCCAGGTGCGCAGGCTTAATCTCGTTGACAGCGGCCTCAATCCCGCCCACATCCGACGGCACGGAGGCCAGATCGGACAGGACAATCTCGAATTGATACTCCTCCGGGTGCTCCACAACGGAGACCAGGGAAACGTCATAGCCGAAGGAGGCCACCACGCTGCGCAGCATCTCCGCCGTGGTGGCGCCCTGGCCCCGGAGCTTGGCCTTGATGCGGCTCCTCCGGTAGCTGTAGGGCCGGGTGCGGTCAACGGGCAGCCCCGCCCACTGCTCCCACAGGTCCAGCCCCCAGGTGGCGGTGTCAATCCAGAGCTGGGCCAATGTGTCCGACTCGGACACGCGCAGCGCCTCGGCCTGCTCCCCCAGCACCCGCTCCAGCTCGGACACCTGCGGGCTGTCCTGGTAGTAGCGCGGCAGGCGGAACACCAGATTGCTCATGTCACGCTCACCTCCCCCAGCACGGGGATCTCCCCGGCCTGTATGGTCACGTCGGCGGTGCCGCCGTTGACGGTGAGGGAGGCGAAGTCCTCCACCCCCTCCACATTGAGCAGCAGGGCCAGCACCCGGTTATAGAGCAGCGTGTAGGGCTGGTCGTCGGCGGGCTTGTAGTACACCGTGCCGTACTTGCCCTCAATGAGGGTGTGCAGATAGCCCGCCAGTGCCGCCCGGAAGGCGTCCTGGACGGCTCCAGCCCCGGCTCCTCCGGTGAGGGAGACCTGGGCGGCCACTGTCACCTCCCGCTCCGTGGCCGCCGCCACCGTCACCGCCGCGCCGACGGGCCGCTCCTCCTCAATGTGGGCCTCCACGGCCTCCACAATCTCCTCCGAGGGTGCCCGGTCGTTGCTGTCCACCAGCGTGACGCCCACCGTCCCCGGCCCGCCGGGCAGCTCCACCACCTTGGCGTTTCCCACCCCCGGGATCTCCATGGCCCACTGCCGGTATTGATAGCCGTTGCCGCTGGTGGGGGGCCGCTGCACCCGCTCCCGGATGCGGGCGAGCAGGGCGGCGTCGCTCTCGGCGTCCGTGCCGCCGGCCGCCGCCTCGCTCTGATAGTCTGTCAGGCCCGTCAGGTTGACGTACATCCGGTCGATGGCCCCGGCCTCCACGTTGTAGGCGCTGCCCACCTCCGCGGCCTCCAGGCGGCCCTCTCCCGCGCCGTCCTCTCCCAGCGTGACCGCCGCCAGGAGGGAATAAGCCAGCCCCCCGGCGGTCAGAAACGCGGTGCCCTGGGGGATCACCAGCCCCGGCGTGCCGCTGAAGGAGATATCGCAGTAGGCCCTTGTCCCCTCCCGGCGGGTGATGCTGTAATACTGCCCGCCCACCAGGTCGATGTAGCCCCCGGAGCTCTCGTCCACAAACAGCATGGAGGGCACCCCCTCCAGGGCCCGGTACGCCTCACTGAGCTGCTCGGCCACCGGCCCGGCCACGCCGTCGGCGAAGCCGCCCGCCATGGCGCTCAGCCCCTGGCTCTGCCGGATGGCCGCCAGGATCTCCGCCTTGATGGCCTCCGGCGTCTTGTCCTCATACATGTATACTCGCCTCCCCGTATACCGTGGTCAGGCTCACCCGCATCCGCAGAGTGGAGCCGTCGAAATCCACCACCTCGGCCGCGGCCCCGGTGATGTAGGGGCAGACGGTCAGCGCCTCCCGCACATACCGTACCGCCTCGCTCAGCCGGGTGTCCGCCCGGTAGGGCTGGCCCACCAGGCTCTCCAGCTCGCACCCGTAGTCCCAGGAGAAGGGGCTCCAGCGGTACCGCTCCGTGTGCAGCGCCCGCCAGGCCCAGCCCTTGACGGCCTCCAGCCCGGACGCCAGGACCGGCTCCCCGCCGGAGAACCGCGGCACGCCCTTATCGTAGTCCATGGCCACGTCCCGGTAGAGGGGCAGCGCCTGGGCCGTCCCCTCCGAAGCGGTCGTCTGGAAGATCGGAAAGAGCTGCCTCATGAAAACACCGCCTTTTGGAGAATGTAGTAGTCCTGTCCGTCCGCTGTCACCAGCACCAGCAGCCGGTCGCCCGCCCGCAGGAGCTCGTCGCCGCCGGTATCCTCCGTCCAGGCGTAGTCCAGCCCGGGCGGCACGTGGAGCTCCGTCTGGTCCAGAGTGAGCCCTCCGCATACCACCCGCAGCGTCCCCTGCCCGGCCTGCTGCACCTGCCCAAACAGCCAGCCGCCGGGGGCCTGCCCCCGCTCCGCCGGCCGGAGCAGCTCCGTCAGCCCTGCATATACGTCGTCCATGGATGCCTCCTTACGCGATTTCCCCTTGACATATAGTATTATATATGATACTATATAAGCGAACGAGGGGGAAAAGAGATGGAGCTAAAACTGAAAAAGCAGCCGCAGAAATACCTGGCCAGTGTGGACGCCCCGACCCGTAAAAAGCTCTATCGGGCGCTGGACAGCCTGTCCAGGCTGGAGGGCGATATCGTCCCGCTTAAAGGATATCAGAACCGATACCGCTATAAGATCCTGCATTACCGCATAACCTTTGAATGGGTCAAAGGTGAAATTGTCATCACCGTCATTGAGATCAATACCCGTACCAATATCAAGTATTAAGGGGGTTACCTTATGAACCAATCTCTATCCCCGGCCGAGCTGGAACAGCGGTTTGCCGAGATCAACGCGCGGGAGCCGGAGGAGCTGACGGCCGAGGAGGCCGCCGCTCTGGCCGAGGCCGAGGCCATGGACGACGGCAGCTCCGTCTCCCTGGACGCCTTCAAGGCAGAGCTGGAGGGGTACAGCGGGAAGCTGGTGCTCCGTATTCCCCGCAGCCTCCACAAGCACCTGAAGGAGGAGGCGGAGATCGAGGGCGTCAGCCTCAACCAGTATATGCTCTACAAGCTCTCCCGCTGAGCTGCGCATCCGCTCAGATTCATCCAAGCCGCCCCGGGGCGGCTTTTTCATATCCCCTGCCCCGCCTCCACCTCATTGGCGAGACTGCGGAAGTTGAGGGACAGGCGGCAGAAATACTGCCCGTTTTTCCAGGTGTGGGTGTCGCTGTCAATCCAGCACAGCCCGGTCACGCCGGTGGTGTTGGCCCGCAGCAGCACCGCGCTGCCGGAGATCAGCTCCGGGTCACCCAGGCACTCCACGGTCATGGTCTGCTGGAGGCCGTTGTCCTCCAGGTACGCCCGGGCCTCCGCCCCGGCGTCCTCGCCGTCCCGCTGGGTGAGGATGTGCTGGAACTGCCCATACAGGGCGGCGCTCTCCGCGTCGGACACGGTGCGCACCCGCGCGCCCGTCTGGCTGTAGATCTCCACCGTGTTCCGCAGCTCGGAGATGTCCTCCGTCACCCGCAGGCTCTGGAGGTTCTTCCCCGGCGCGATCTCCAGCACAGCCGACTCTGGCTTTTCCACCACCTCCAGCTCCCCCAGGCCGTTGAAGCGGGAGAGGTAGCGCCGCCCGTTCTGCCGTGCGGCCAGGGTGTAGAGTCCGTCCACGATCTTGTCCAGGGCCACCCCCGGGTATTTCCGGCTCACCGCCGTCCCGGTGGCCGCCAGGCGGCCGACGGGGATGCCGAAGTCCCCGCAGAGGGCCCGCACGGCCTCCTCTGGGGCCGCGCCCCGGAAGGTGTACCAGCCCTCGTTGTTGGCCAGGAAGCGCCCCCGGTCCAGGGCCGTCAAGGTGGTCGTCACTCCCTCGGTGGCCTTCTCCCGGGTGACGATGTTTCCCCGGAACCGGGTACGGCCGCCGCACCAGAGCCGCAGCTCACTGCCCAGCTCGCAGGGCAGCTCGGGCAGGCTCCCGTCGTTGGGCGTGACCATGACGGCCTCCACGGAGCGGGACACCCGCTTGATGCTGCCCGACCAGGTGAGGGTGCTCACCCGCTCCGTCACGTCCCAGGTCTCCCCCTGGGGGCTGACGATCACCACCTGGTACTCTGCCATAGGCCACCTCCCGACGCGATTTTGTCCAGCTCCAGATCCGCCAGGCTCTTCACCGTGTTCTCCGGCACCCAGGGCACAAGGCGCGCCGTTCCGCTCTCCTCTTCTTTCACCTCCCGCACCTTGGTGGCGGCCGCGATCTGCGCCGACGGCGGCCTGGCCGCGGCCGCCGGGAGCTGGGCCAGCGGCGGGATGGTGAGCACCTGGCCGGGGCGGATCAGGTTGGCGTTGGCGATGCCGTTGGCGGCGGCCAGCCGCCAGGCCAGGGAGCCGTCACCATAGTACCGGCGGCAGATGCCCCACAGGGTGTCACCGCTGGCCACCGTGCAGGTCTTGGCCGTGGCCGTGCCGGTGGCGCTGTCCCGGCTGGCCGCCGTCCCCGCGCCGGAGGCGGACGGCTCCGCGGGCAGCACCGGCGTCTCCGGCCGGGTGTACTGGCGCAGGGTGATGTCGGCGTACAGGTCGTTGGTGCCGTCCTGCTCCCGGTAGGTCACCCCCTCCAGCAGCACCGCGGCGTTGACCGGCGTGCCGCTCACCAGCCACCGCACCACCGTCCCCTTGTCCACCCACCGCTCCAGTTGCTCCAGGTAGAGCCAGGGGTTGGTGCCCGCCCCCGGCGACAAAAACGGGTACGCCTGGGCGGGCAGAAGGCAGTCGTGCAGGGTGGTGCTCCCCATCCTTTTCCCGCCGAAAAAGTTGAGATCCCCCAGTTGGTCCACCGTCACCGTCTCGATGGCGGCCTCATGGGCCCACTGGTAGCCGGCCGGGGTCACCGGGAGTACCAGCTCCACGCCGGAGGCCTCCTCCAGGAAGGTAATCAGCCGCAGCACTACCGCACTCCTCCCATCTGTGCCAGCCGGAGCTTCCGGTAGAGGGCCTCCGCGATGGCGTCGATGTCGCTCTCCTGGCGCACCTGGAAGGTGTTTCCGGTGACGGTCACCTGCGCCCCGCCGCCCTGGTCGGCCTGCCGGGCCTCCCGGGCGGTGAGCACCCGCTCCCCCTCGTGGAGCAGGGCGGCGTACCCGTCGTAGGGCACCCGCTCCAGCCCGGCGGCGTGCGAACGCCATACGCCGTCCTCGTCGTAGTAGCCGCCCCGCCGCCAGTTGCCGTACCGCCGCTCCTCCACGGACAGTCCGGTGGTAGTCTCCGACCCGGTTCCCACCAGTGCCGATGCCATTCCCGCCGCCAGACCCTTGCTGTACTCCTGGCTCTTGCGGTATCCGGCGTCCCAGTACGCCTGATCGGATCTGGCATCGTCCCGGATGGCGGCCGCCAGGGCCAGCTCCGACTCCAGCGCCAGTTGAGCCCCCTCTGATGCGTTGTACTCGTTCATGCCCTGCACCTTGGCCTGCATGATCAGCCGTCCCATCTCGGCGGCGTCTCCCTCGGCCTGGGCCTGCTGGTACTCGTCGGTTTCCATCATGGCCTCCATGGCCTCCCGCTGGTACTGCTCCTTCGTGTTCTCCAGCTCGGCCTGCCATGCGCCGATGGCCCGGTTGGCCTCGTCCATGGCGCCGCTGTTCAGCCAGTCCATCTGGGCCTGGATACCCTCTTTCCGCTTCTCGTTGTAGCCCTCGCCGTAGGCCGCCTCCGCGTTGGCCTCCGCGTCGGCCAGGTTGTCCACCATGCCCGCGTAGGTGCCCGCCATCTGCTCCGACAGGCCGCCGTACTGCTCCTGCATGTAGGCGAGGATCTCCTCCACAGCCTCGGAGCCCCTGATCTCCCCGCGGGTCACCTTCTCCGCCACCGCGGCGGCGTCGCCCCACTTGCTCAGGGCCTCGTATACGTCGATGCCCCGCTCGGAGAAGTAGTTGAGGTATTCCTGGGTGGTCTTGTCCGTCAGCTTCATGCGGCTCAGGCCCGCAATGAGCACCGCGTTGTCGCTCTCGTTGAGGGAGAGGGCGGCGGACGCATCCGACAGAGTGGTGAGGATATCCAGGGACTTGTCCGCCCCGAAGGGCTTGACCAGGCTCTTGGCGTACCCCGTGATCTCGTCGTAGGTGTAGTTGGTCATGGCGGCCATGTCCTGCACGTCGGCCAGGAAGGCCGCCGCTTCCTCCTCCGAGCCCAGCAGGGTGGTAAAGGCCATCTGCTTTTGTTCCCGCCCGCCCGCAATGGAGGAACCGGAGGTGACGGCCTCCTTCTGGGCGGAGAGCTGCCCCTCCGCCGCCTCTTGCACGTAGTTTTTGAACGCCTGGTCCTTTGATTCAAAGATCTCCGCGCCGCCTGAGACCGCACCTGCCAGGGCCCCCACAACAGCGCCCACCGCGATTCCGGGCGCGCCCAATACCGCACCCATGGAGCCTCCGGAAACCGCCCCGGACAGGATCGAGGAGGCCATACGCGCCTCCGGCTCCCCGATCGCGCTGCTCAGGAAAGCATCCCCCACCTTCCCCAGCGCGTCGCTCCAAAGGCTTCCGACCCCGGCCGCCATCAGCCCCTTTGCCAGTCCGCCCAGTCCTGTGCCGCTCTTTTCGCCTCCCGCCCGGTTGTCGGCCTTGCTGATGGCGGAAGCCGCGTTCCGTGCCTGCTTGTAGAGGTCTTGATAGGCCGCGCTGTTCTCCTTGATGGCGGCCTCGGTGTCGCTGAGCTCCCGCCGCAGCCTGGCCTGCTCGTCAATGGCGTCGTCCAGCGCGCCCTTGCTGGTCTCGTCCTTCAGCTTGCGGTAGCTCTTCTGGGCCTCCCTGACCTTTACATCCGTCTCGGCGATCGCCTTTTTCAGATCTGCGGAGTGGCCGACCAGCTCGGTCTGTGCCTTGTCATACGCCTTCCAGCTCGTCCAGGCTCTTGTCAAACGCCCTGCTGCTCCCGGCAATGCTTTTCAGCGTTGGGCTTACCCGGTCGTACAGGGTCATGACAATGCCCACTTCTTCCGCCATATCCTCACCTCCTGTTGACTTTCCTGCCTGGTATGCTATAATCGAACTGCAAATAGAAAGGGGGAGGGCTTCCATGACGCCGGAGGAACGCCGCGCGCAGCTTGCAGCAGAGCTTGACACCCTTTTGGACGCCGTTGTATCCATTGGCCCCCACTCCCAGCGGGATGCCGACGCAGGCGCGCCGGAGGGCGCTTTCCTCGCCGAGCTGGAGCGCCAGTTGAACGAAAAGACCGCCGAGCTGGAGGCGCTCAACGCCCGCATGAATACCTTCTCCTACCGGTTCCGGGCGACCAGCCGCGGCCTGCTGTGGCTGGTCTGGCTGGCTGCGGCAGGCATGCTCGTATCCTCCTTCACCCTTGCCCCTTTCCTTGGCCCTGGATACCAGGCCGTCTTTCTGCCCCTCGCCCTGGCCTGTATCGCGTGGGCCGCGTGGGCCAGCATCCCGCCCAAGGTATAGCCCCTCCGCCGCCCCCTTCCGGGGGCGGCGTTTTCGTTTGTGTCCA